CCGGCTATCATTGGGCAAACCACCACTTCCAAGGTGGGCACCGATCAGAAGAAAATACCGTTCCCGGTTTCAATCTTCTGGTTCTCGATGTGGATGGTGGCACATCTATTGCCACTGCCCACAAGCTTTTGAAGGATTACACCTTCATGACCTATACGACAAAACGGCATACCAATGAGGAAAACCGTTTCCGTCTGATCATGCCTATGAATTACAAGCTTGTTCTCACTGCCGAAGATTACAAGCAATTCATGGAACATGTTCTTTCTTGGTTGCCGTTCAAGGTGGATGAGTCCGCCAATCAACGCAGCCGGAAATGGTCTTGCAACCCCAATGGTAGCATCATTTTCAATGATGGTATTCTCTTGGACATTCTGCCGTTTGTGCCCAAGACGGCCAAGAATGAACAGTATCAGATCAACTATCAATCTGTTGCATCTATGGATGCACTGGAACGTTGGTTTGCTGAACGGATGGCTGTTGGTGATCGGAACAATCAAATGGTGAAGTTCGCTTTTGCCTTGATCGACAATGGTTGCCAATACAACGAAGTCGAAGGCCGAGTGATGGCTTTGAATGCCAAGCTGTCAAATCCGCTTTCCGAGAATGAAATTCGTGGCACGATTCTTGTATCGGTTGCGAAGAAAATCCAAGGTATTTGAACCAGAAAGAAAGAGGTGGGCTGAATTGGTTACGATCAACGATCAACTCGTTCTAATTGCGGGGGAGTCAGCAACTGGCAAGTCAGCCAGTCTGGCAACCCTGCGAAATCAGGAACGAGTCTTGGACCTGAACTGTGAGGCAGGCAAACGCAAGCCTTTCAAGAACAAATTCAAGGAAATCAAGATCACCGATCCTTACGATGTCTTGGCTGCTTTGGATATGGTTGCTCCCGGTGGGCTTCAGGAGAAGAACTTCGACACGATTGTCATCGACACGATGACCTTTTTAATGGACATGTTTGAAAGCCAGTATGTTGTTGGTGCTGCCAATACCATGCAAGGCTGGGCGAATTACGGACAGTTTTTCAAGCAGTTGATGCAAGAGAAAATCTCTAAGCTCAATCAATCTGTCCTTGTCCTTGCTCATACTCGTTCTGATCTGGATGAGAAAGCAATGGAAATGAAAACAGCAGTTCCCATCAAGGGGGCGCTCAAGAACAATGGAATTGAGGCATATTTCTCGACCGTGGTTGCCACGAAGAAGATGACCTTGAAAGACCTCGAACCCTACAAATCTGATTTGCTTCACATCACTCCTCGTGATGAGTTGCTTGGGTTCAAACACGTTTTCCAAACGCAGCCTACCAAGGCAACGACGGGAGAACGTATTCGCAGTCCCATGGGATTGTTCACTGTTGAACAAACTTTTATGGACAATGATGCACAGCTTCTGCTGGACCATCTTCACACTTACTACAACTGAGGGAAAGAAAAACAATGACGAACGATCTGTTTGGCAATTTGAATACCGATGGGATGGAACAATCCCGCGATGTTCTTGGTGGCAGTTACATCCTTGAAACGGATGTCTATGAAGCCGTGATCAAGCTAGCTTATGCTGGCAAGTCCCAGACTAGCATGTCCCAATCGGTTGTTCTGACTTTGGACATCGACGGCAAAGACTATCGTGAAACCATTTGGGTCACGAACAAGTTCAACGAAAACTTCTATGTGAAAGACGGGAAAAAAATCCCGCAGCCCGGTTTCACAACCGTTGACGATATGTGTTTGTGCGCCACTGGCCTGCCGTTGAGTGCCCAAACTATCGAAGAAAAGATCGTCAAGATTTATGACTTCGAAACCAAGACCGATCTGCCGAAAGCTGTGAAGGTTATCACCTCCATTCTGGGCAAAACCGTCAAGGTGGCGATCCAGAAATCGAAGGTGGACAAGACCAAGAAGAACGATGCCACCGGCAACTATGAGCCGACCGGAGAAACTAAGGATGAGAACACCATCGAAAAGGTGTTCCATCCCACGCAGAACGTCACGATTTCCGAAGCCCGCAACAAGAAGCCTGCGGAATTTCTGGAAAAGTGGCGTGAGAAAAACAAGGGTGTCACTCGTGACAAGACCAGCAAGGATGCTGGCAAGTCAGGCCGTCCGGGAACCCGGACTGCTGGTGCTGGTGCCGACTCGGCCAAAGGCAACAACTTGTTCGGCTGATACATCTGAGCTATGGTGGCCTCTTAGAGATAGGGGGCCATCAATATGTATAGGATCAGTCTGCCACTGATCGTGCAAACCGGAGTGAAGGATACCACAACCTTCACCCTTAATCTGAACGAATACCGGAATGCACACTACATGACTTTGAACAATGCAAAGATAGCTTTCAAAGCTGCTGTCAAGCATTTGATCACACCACTTCCAGTCTTTGATTGGGTGGAATTCGAATACATTTTCTTTCCTGGTTCAGCAAGGGAAATGGACACCGCAAACTTTGTCGCTATCGTTGACAAGTTTTTTTCGGATGCTTTTGTTGAATTCGGAAAGATTCCTGATGACAACTATAAGTATCTCCGCAAGAAAACCGAATACTTCGAAGCGATTGATCGACTCAATCCCCGTGTAGATGTGATAATCACGGGCAGCATCAAAGAGGAAACTATGCAAATTCAAGCACTGCTCAACCACGATGATTTCATCGCTGCGTTGAACGCTTATGTTCGGGCAACTTTCCCGATCCCCACAGGTTCGGTCCCGGAAATTGACATCACCGCAGGACGTGGTGGCAAGGGCTACAGTGCCGTTGTCACCTATGCCTCTGCTGGTGACACCAATGCACCGGCAGACGCTGCCGTTGCCTCTCTGGGGGCCGAAATGAAGGAGGTTGGTCCCATCACCAATCGCCTGACTGGCGACCCCATGCCGAAGGCCGCTGGCGAGACGAAGGCAGAGAAACCGGCAACTGGTGAGAAGTCCCCTGTCAAGGTGATCGAACCAGTCAAGGAGAAGCCCAAGGAAGCACCTGTTGAGGTTGCCCCCACTCCTGAGCCAGAACAGACCACCAACCTGTTTTCTGGTGCCCCAGCCAACGCCCTTAGCCATGTTGGCTCGACCGAGACCGAAGTCGTCGAAGAAGCGGAACTGGTTAAGGAAGTTGAACCTGTGGCCGAAGCTCCGGCTGGTCGCAGCAAACCGTTGTTCGATTTCGGTTAATCCAGAAACTGATTGCAGTTTCTTATACCCATCTTGTTCGCAATAGCGGTCACTTGGGCAGTAGCACTCTTTGCATCTGTGGTGTTGGCACTTTTACCGATCATCATGGGACTGGGAACATTCTTGATCGTAGCCGGATTTGGTTGGCTTGCTATCAAGATGTTCAAGCTGAAAGACAAAGACTTCTCTGACCCGCCTGAATGACACCCTAAAAAGAGAAGGCTCCCTTTCGGGAGCCTTTTCGTTAATGGGTGATATTCCAGAAAGGGTTGAGACCAAGCATCTGTTGGGCCATTTGTGGACCCAACGAATAGCTCAACTTGCCATTGAAGAGTGCGGCACCAGCGTTTGAGTTGAGGACCGTATCGACCGACCCAATCATCGGAATGTGCATAGGCATTACTGTAGCCCACAAGGCTTTCAAAGGGTTATCCCTGATGACTGCCATACTCACTTTCAATGCCCTCAACTTGAATGCAAAGAACCATGTGAGACCAATGGACTCAGCATAGGTGCGAACCCGACCGGGAAGACGGTTGTAATCAACAAACTCATCTTTGAGAACACTAAGGATTTCATCATGTGATTTTCCTTTACGTTCTTTCAGATGATCATAGTAGATCGACTTTGCTATGAAGTCACCGTATTGAACACCCCGGTTCAGAAGCTTGAACAGAGAAGTATCACGAGTGACGAGAGCATTCTTTACAACTGTTCTGGCTCCTTCAGGAAGGTTGTCGAATTTGTTTTCGATGTATTCAACCCATTTGTTGGATGACAGTGCCTGATCCGCTTCAGTCAAACCATCCGAGATCGTATTGAACTCACCGGCTTCGATGAGAGGCCAAATGCTCATGCGACGGTCACTGTCATCCAGCGATTTATATTCGCTTTTGAGAGTGGCGATCTTTTGAACATTGTTGGTAGCTGCAAGTTCAGCTTCAATCTGAGACTTACGCACCTTGTTTTTGAGGAAGCGGTTTGTCTCCATGACCTTGGCAATAGCCTTCGGACCCCAATCACTGATTGGCACACCACGCAAAACGCTCAAGTGGTAGATGTTCGAAACCAAGTTCCCAATCATCACAACACCAGACTTGACCACAATGGTTAGTTTTGCAACCGATACCACTGTTTGGATAATCGACTCTGCTTGAACCAGACGAGCATAAGCTTGGTCCCCGAGGAAAGGAGTTGCCAATGCCAACTTCTGGATATTTTCCATCAGAGCCGCAGGCATGGTGGTTTTGCCGGTAAAGGCATCACCAATAGAAGGCATCCGGTATCCGATGGCATCATCAACCATGTCCCGACGAATCATGAAGGTATTCTCTCCAAATAAATGGGTGATGTATTCCTTCATTTTGGCAGGCATCTTGTCAAAGGCATCTTCCACAGTCGGATCAATCGATTGTGCAACATTAGTGAACTGTTGCCGATTTTTGGGATCAGGATCATTCAAAGCATCTTGCCAGATTTTGTGAATAGCATTGGCAAGTGCTTCGTTGAATTGTTGAGACAACTCTTCTTCTGCTTGACGACCACGCCATGCACCAAGGATAGCTGCAAGGTTTTCTTCACGCTTGACATACTTTTCAACTACATCCCTAGCCATAGGACGCTCATATGCACCAATTCCACCATCGTCTTCAAAGCGGGGGATCAAATAAGTATCCGCTTTGGATGCAGTAGTTGAAGGTGCAAGCAATACGTCGTTGTGGATACGAAGTGCGCGCTTTTTTCCAATCACACCAGCAGTGTGACCATTCATAGTGAGACCATTTTCAAGGTCAACACCGTGCATTTGCGGACGAACAGTCTGCATCACACCTTGGTTAAAGGTGGCTGTGCCAGAAACCGGCGAGTAAAAATAAGCCAGTTGACGGGTATCAAATTGCTGTGTTTTGTAAGAACCAACAATCTTATAGCTGAAAACTGAAAGTTTTGCTGCATAAGAAATGTCTGTAACAATCAGACTACCTTCATCATGGATGTTGGTGTCCAATCGTCCTTTGTAGTGGTTATACAAAGCAGTGTTGTTTTGACGACCTTTCTCTTTTTCAGCCACACTCCGAGAAGACATGTAATTCAACATGAATTCCATTCCGTCATGTTCGTTTTTCAGTATGTCAGAAGTGAAAGTCCGGTCTGCTTGATCAACCCATTCCATTGCATAGAGGGTGGTGAGAATGTCGATCTGCTTCACCAATTTTTCTGATGGTGCAGATGCCAAGACATTCTTTTCACCCAAGAGCATTGCAATAGATGTGGCATTAGTATTGAGATTGATCGACTTGATGTCACCCGTCATCATATAAAGGGCAAGTTGCTTTGCTTTGTTGATGTAAGTTTGACCATTTACTCTGCTAAGTTTCAGCAATTCGTTTTCGGCTTTGGCGATCTCATTGTCCATCACCGATTGATCTGCAAAAATCTGACCGATTTGTTTGGTGGTGAACCCAGCTTGAACCAGCGAAGATACATCCGACTTTCCAACGGACCGGAACAACCGTGACCATTCTGCGTTTTTCAGGCGCTTGGAAAATTTGGATGCAATCAAGTTGGGCACGTTTTCACGGAAGTCTTGACGAGCCGAAGACACTGCATACTTCACAGTGCCAATCATCTTTACGATGGTGGCATTATCAGTGGTCATGCCACGGATTTCATTTACAAGGCTCCGAAGCATCTTGGATGATTTTTCCTTGTTCAGTTCCCCAGTGATCTTGTCAGCCAAGTCTCCTGAGTACTTGTTGCTGAACACCGCAGCAGTGGTGGCCACAGCCACAGCAGCACCCTTTACCAGCTTGCTCTTGGTAGTCCGACCCAGTTCCTCTGCCGCTTCAAAGGTCTTGTCGTAGCCCTTCTGGAACAGTCCAGCAGCATAGTCAGAACCTTTGTCGATCTTGCCTTGCACTAACAGGTCCAGACGCTTGGAGCTATCGGCTTCAATTACTGACAGGGACAATGCCAGAGCATCCAAGTTTTTGGTAATGATGGCGTTCTTGTCATGGCCTTTGAAGATCAGGCTTGTCAGGGTTTCGACTGTGGCATTGTAGAGATTGGATACAGTGCCTTCAAACGAGGAGTCCAGCTTTGCCTTGGTCTTCATGGAAGGCATTGCTTCCAAAATTTTTCTGAATTCTTCATCCACTTGAGACAGGGCCAGAAAAGATGATAGCAGGTTCGAACGATCTTGCTTGTCAATTACAGAGCCATAAGCACCAGTGATAAGGTTGAATTTAGCGTCAGCCCTTACTTTCTGGTTCGGATCAGTACGATCAGTGATGAACACGTCACCTTCTTTCAAGTGCTTCAAAGCATGAAGATAAATCTCCTGTGCTGCCAGCAAAGAAGCATTGTCGAGTTTCAATGTCGTAGCCATTGTTGCCTGAATTGCTGCGAAGGTATTGATCTGAGCAGCGTTCCAGTTATAGACAACATTTGAGAAGGTGTTGGCATTGTTGATGGCTTTGGATGCAGCAAACAGATACCCAGTGTCTTCAACAAAACCTTTTTGACGGAAGCCAGCAAGCTTATCATTGAATGCTTTGTAGAGACGGCTTATACGAGCATCTGGTCCAAGCACTTCTTCATTTAGGCTTACAGTCGAAGACACATTTGCTTTGGCATTATGAACCATCAGGATTTGAGTGTTGAACTTTATGTTCGAATACACATCGTTTCCAACGTTTGCATGGATACCCAGTAGACGCTTCATCAAGATGATTGTCTTCCGGGAAATTTGAACAATAGCATCTCGAATACGAACACCCTTATTGTAAGATTTCAAATTTTGGTTCGTAAGGCTATAAGCCATGAACTCACTCATGGCAGTAACCATACGTTCAGTGTCTGTCATCCGGGTATCAGCCATGATGTTGATCAGCTTATCCCGGAGGGCATATACATCCCGGAATTCAGTGGACACATCGGTGACAATTATGTTCTCCATGAATTGGTTCATCAAAGTAACCATACGATCCACAGCATCGACAGCTTCTTTATCAGCAGAGTCTGGGTCATCCAGAACCTGTTGAATAATGTTCACCGTTGCAGCGTGGATCATTTCATGGAGCAGGGTGGTCGTAGTGATATTGCTCACATAGATCACCTTGTTGATGTTGTCGATCAAGGCATTCTTGATGCCTTGGTCTTGATAACCAAATTTTTCATCCCGATAAGCAGTCAGTTCAGTTTCAGTGCCATAGACAAACGTGAAGCCAGCATCGACCAAAGCTTTTGCAGCTTGGGTCATGATTTGCTTTTCATCTTTGTCTTTGACATGGTTTTTCATGATCATGGACAGAGTGCTGATCGGCATAGACACAATGGATTTGACCACACGTTGACCAAACTTCAGGATGTCTTCTTTGAAAGCACCGCTTTCAACTTGAAGCACATTCGGAGTAGTGGCTGCACGTTCAGCACGCACGTTTTCAAGATGCCTGTCATACAGAACATTCATCTGATCGGCTTCTTTGCCAAATTCCAAATCAATGCCTTCATGGAGATATGCTTGTTCAGCACCAGCCATGTGATCCACAGAATGAGTCACATCTTTCATAGTGCGTTTACGGGCTTCGACTTGGTTTGCAATCTCTTGAAGCTCAGTCAGCATATTCAGGGCCATTTCCCTGAAACGCTCAACTGCATGTTCATCAACCAAAGCTTGGTATTCTTGGCTTTTGACATATTCCTCAAACTGCTCATCACTCATGGGGTTCAGGATACGTTCGATCTCACGAGTATTGAAAACACTCGGATCGAAGTTACGAACAAAGTTCCTGAAGCTGTTTACAGCAAACTGGATATTGTTTTCACCCCAGCCTTCAGAGACAGACTTGTTGATGACAGCAGATTGACGGTCCATATTATGGGCAGCCATTTCGATACCGTCATAAACACCAAGGCTTTCATCCATGGCAGAAGTGTTGCGGCCATAGAGGATCAGGTTCATAAGGCCGTCACCAGTTCCAATATTGAAGAAGGGTGCAAACTTGGCACCAGCTTCAGAAGGAACAGGTTCATTCAAACCACTGGTGATAGGACCAGTCAGAGCTTCAACCATGTTGTTGTCGCTGCCACCGGCTTCCTTGACACCAAGGTTGAACGTCTGATCATTGGTCTCAATCAGAGGACCAATGTTGTTGGCTTCTTGAACCAGAGAAAGCAAATCTTTCCGGGGGAGGTAGTCCCCAGCTTGCATTTCACCGGCAGCAGTTTTCTTTTCGATCAGAGCTTTTTTCCGGCTCTCATAGAAAGCCATTGCAGCTTGAGACTGCAAGTTGCTGGCCTTCATCAGCATGTCCATGGTGAGGATTGTTCCACCCATGATTTCATTGATGGAAGCCTTCATCGGAGCAGTGAAGAAATACTGCATGTTTTCCGACAGGGTTACAAACCCAGCAGGAGGCACAGTTGTTTTACTTGCATCTGTGTAATCGAAGTTGACCGGAGGCCGCTTCTGTTTGGTTCCACGGATCAAAGGTGATGCAGTGATCTCTTTTTTTGCAGTCTGCAAATAGAAGGTCTTATTGTTCATCAACTGGTAAAAGTCATCTTCCAGTCCTTTGTGCTGCGGGTAGATGTCACCAAGCATCAGATTAGAATTGCCTTGAGCAATACGAGCCTGTTGCAAATCAGACATCAATTCGTAGTAGGTATTCAGGATTTCATTGGTGACTTTGTTCGAGATACCTTTCAGACCAGAGCCATAAACACTGATCGTCAAAGGGTTCTTCAAAGCGTTCCGCTGGATCGTGATCAGGCCCTTGCCAGCATCAAACGTTACGTTGCCGGTCAGACCTAGCAACCGCATAACCGAACGCATCTGTTTCTCGGAGGGTGTCCCCAACCGATCCTTGAAACTGGTTTCCATGTTTTTCTGAAGATCGTTGGCCCCGAACAAATACAAGTCACTGGCCGTCGAGGACTGCCAGTAATCATTCAGCGTTCGACCCTTGCCATCGCTTCTGCGGGCACCACGGAAGAAGGCTCCACCCATTGCCATAAAGGCAAGCTGGGCGTTACTGAAGCCTCCCACGGTGGCGTTGATGAGGCTGTTGATGGGACCATCGGTCTTGCCGTCTGCTTCGAAAGCAAGGCGATGTTCGAACGAGGTGTCCCCACCTTTCTTGGCAGCCAGCATCACAGAGATTGCCACCATGGCATGAAGTTCCTTGTCGGTGAATTTCTTATCACCGGCAGCCTTCATGAAAGCAGCGACATCTTCCATTGCTTCAATCATGGGGAAGTATTTGGCACCGATCTCAGTGGTCGGGTCCAAGATTTGTTTGGCCTTTGCAACAGTATCTGCCCGATACATCTTTTCAGTTTTCAAACCAATGGACTGACCAATGGTCATCCAAAAAGTATCCATCTGAGCTTGATCATTCAAATCAATCACAGAGTTGGTTGCTGTCAACAGTTCACGAGCAGTCTTGTCGTTTTGAGGACCAAAGCCATCCATCATCGGACGACCAACTTTGGTGATCCGATAAGCCCAATAGGCTTTCACTTCTTTAAGGCTCATGCCAGTTGCATCAGCATAGGCATTCATGTCTGCCACATAAGCCATGGAGTTTTCCCATCCCATCAGGAAACCCACGTTATTGCCCTTGCGGCTTTCATAGTCGTTCTTGTTGTAACGACCTTCAACCAGATCAGGGGTGAACACACCACCAAATGTGGAACGTAGCAGGCTGAGATAGTTATCCCTTCCCAGATGTTCCATGAAAGCCAGCATAGGTTGGTTCACGCTGTAACCAATATCCTGAGAAGCTTTCACAGCACGCTTTTCCAAACGGCTGAGTTCAGCAGTCTTGTTGCGAAGCTGAAGCGGATTGACGTTCTTCGGAGGGGCACCAATGATACGAACCGTATTCACTTCAGGATCAGCCAGCATAGCGAAGAAACTGGGAAGCTTCCTCATTGCTTCACGACCACGTTCCATGACCGGGGTTTTGAAGTTGATCCAAGTGTATTCACGAGGAGCAAATCCAGTATCGGTCGGAACCTGAAACTGAACACGTTCCAAAGTCACAAACTGAGTTTTCGAATTTCCATGGGGAGCCAAAGCAGATGACAATGCTTCATTTGCCAGTGCCAACAAAATGCCACCAGCATCACTGCTCAAGGCACTTTCTTCAGGAAGTACACCAAGCATGGATTCAATCATCACAGCAATCTCACGAACAGAGTTCTGAGGATTGATGCCAGATTGCAATGCTTGACGCATGGTAGTTTCAAGCGTGGAGTCAATTAGTTCTTCATCCACACGGAAGATGCCTGCAAGGTCTTCCAATTCCAAAGTAGTATCAGGAGTGAACCGAGCATCGACCATCCACTGGGTCACAGCAATAGCTGCCGTTTGAACAACTTGAGGATCATACTTGTAGGACACCACATTGCCTTGATCATCCTTTTGAGGAATGATCAGTGAAACAATACGAGCCTTCTTGAAACGAGTGATGTCATGACCATTTTTCAAAGCCTCAATCAGAGACTCACTCTTGTATGGTTGACCCTTCTTGGGTCCACGTTCAATCAAACCAGTTTTCTTTGCATTTAAACCAATGTTCAAATGCTCATCCATCTTTAGAGAAATGTTGTCTGCTAAAGACAGCATACCTTTGATAGCATTCACTTCAGCAACAGAAATGGAGTTGAGGATTGCTTCTTTGAAACCAAGCTCTTTCAACTTGGCAATCAGTTCACCAGAATCAGTCAGACCAAGCCATTCACGAATGTCTTGAATAGGGTTTACAAACCCAGAAAGGCGACTACGGTCTTCAGCGTTCTTGTATCCCTCAAGAAAACGGTTACGACCCAGCCATTGAACCAGAGAAGAAAACCTCTCTGCAAGGGTCCGCTTTACGACTCCCGGTTTGGGTTTGACTGGAATAGCTTCACCAGTGCTTTGCTCAGACGACGTTGTTTCCGCCACATTGCCCGTCGAACTCGCTTCGCCAGTCCCGGTGCTTTCTTGGGAGGTGTTGTCTGAAGACTCATCTTGTTGTGCCTTCTCGATTTCCAGAATTTGACTGGTGATCTCAGCCTTACTGGGGTTGTTCGGAATGGACAGATTTTGCCCATTCAACTCAGAGACGAGAGCATCTGTCAAGGCACGAAGGTCAAGGTAATCGCCTTCAGAGGGGATTACTCCCAGCAGGTCTGGGAAGTCTTCAGCAGGCAGATTGTCGATGTCCTTCCAACCACCAAGCTTGAACAAACCGGGATTGGTCTTAGTGCTGAAGCCTGCGGCTTTCAGTTCCATTCCCAGCGGTCCTTCAGGATCGACACCCTTGGTGCCAATGATCATCTTCAGCAACGGAAATTTGACAGCTTCACGAAGCTGCCGATACAAGTCTTTCAGAGCTTGGGAAGGTTCTTGAAGCTTGGCAGCTTTCGCACTTTCGAGAACATTTTGTCGAACCGATCTACGATCCGCTTTGGCTTGTTTACGGGCTTTTTCGCGGACTGACCGGGAATTGAAGGAACCATCAACGATGGACTGGACGAATTCTGCGGCATTGGGAATCAACTCCTTCATCATGGTGGGGGTGGAAAACAGCATCATTGCAAGGTCTGCAAACAATTCCTTGCGGTATTCTTCGGTGCCCTTTTCATAGGACTCCGAGTTATGCAGCAATGCTTTGACAGTATCATCTTCTGCATTGTTAATTTCCGCCTGCACTTCTTCAAACACTGCCCCGTTAGCACCCAAAGTTTCGTTGGCAGATGCCAATTCACCAGTTTTGTTAAGGTGATTATAATCGACCACATGGCCCATTTCATGAGCCAACACAGCAGCAAGATACTGCTCAGGGGTTTCAGCAAACGGAGGGAGTTCAGTTTTGGGGTCAAGCAAATCTTCGCTGACAACCAATGCCATTTCATTGGTCTCACCAACGTCATAGAACACCGATGCCATAGTGCCATTTTCAGCACTAATGATCATGAATTTCTGAACAAGACCCATGACATCAATGCCAATCTCAGCCTGAACAGCACGCATCATTTGGCGAACCTTGGTTGCCATTTCCCGAGGCATTGCACTCAGGGTTCCTTGATCACCTAGTTCAGTAGCTGCCCGGTTCATCATCGGATCAGCCAATTCTTTCTGGGTCCGCTTTTCAAGCCGTTTGGCTTTTGCAGTTGCCTTCTTGTCTTGGGTCTTCTTGACCACAGCTTCTTGTTGAGAACCGTCAACCAAATCCATTTCAGGGGATTGGTCTTTCAGTTCTTGATCCAGAGAAAGAAACGTATGTCCAGCCGACAGTTCCGGGTAGATACGGATCATGTCGTTGTAGAAAGTAGTGACACCTTCCGCATCAATGGCGACGTTCTTTAAGAACAATACCGAGTTCGGATTGTGTGCATGAAGCCGCATAACTTTGGTGTTTTTGGGGTTGGTTTTACTGAACCATCCTTGAGGAGTTTGGTGCGAATACTTTTCGCCTACCCCGGTTTCACCAGATTTCTGGAATGCTTGATGCTTTAGGATCATGCCCTTGGCAAACCCACGAACAAGAGTTAGCAGGTCTTTGGCTTGAGCCACGTCACCGCGTTCAACAGCAGCAGCAATCTGGTTTTGGTAAGGGATAATTCCGCTCATTTGATTGACAGGATGGACACCTTCTGCAATCGACTTGCGGACATCACCGCTGTTCGCAGTTGCAGGGTTGTCATAGATTTGCCTTGGAGAAATGGCACTATTTGCCATGGCTTCAGCTTGAGCTTTTGCACGAGCTTCCTGCGAAGACTGTATAATCTTGGCAACTTTGGCACCAGATTCCAATGCCTGAATACGCTCAGGAGCAATATTCTGGAAATTCCCTTTTTTGTACTGGTTCAAAATGGACTCTGCATGAGCAGTATCCAGACCCAGTGGGTTCTGTTCAGCCATCATGACAGTGTGTTCAACCGAAGATTTCACTTCAGGGCTGGACACATTCTCATCGGTAATTGTCACAGTCTTCACTGGTTCAATTTTGTTCTCAGTAATCGATTGAGAATTCTGTTGACCAGCAGTCGAATTTTTCATCTTCTGAAAAGCATCAAACACAGTGTTCATTGCCGCTTTCAGTTCAGTATTTCCAGTTGCATCCACATAGTCATCAAGACCATTAGCCAAACCATCTTCTGCACGAATTGTCTCTTTTTCAAAATACAATTGGGCAAAAGATTTGGCACTGCCAGTAAGCTTGTTCGAACGAATAGCAACTGCCATACGATACAAAGCTTCGGGTTTCGAATAAAGAGTGCCATCTTCTTTGGTAATCAAAGCCTGCAATTCAGCAGGCATATCTTTTGCGGTATCGGGATCAATGGTGGTCAACCGTTGAATGGCCGAAACAACATTCTTGGAGTTGAACTGAGCCACACCCGGCTTATCAGCAAATTCAGGCTTGGCAGCCAAGTCTTTCCCGTCGGGAAACTTGGACACATCTGCTGTTGCCACAAAGTCGTTGATGATCGGTGCAGCTTCAGAGGCCACCTTCACAGCCTCCTGTGTACGGGCCGGAGAGGCAGGGTTGTTCTTCTCCTTGGCCTTCGTAGCCAGATCATCGACAAGCCCTGTCAGGCGGGCCTTAGCCTCTCCGTGGAGGGCACTTGGAATGTGAGTGGCATTGGTGAAGCCTGCCATGGCAAGGCCACCCAGACCGCCTTGAGCGGCGCTCTCACCTACACCTTGAGCCAAGTCCTGATTGGGATCGGCCAGAGCCTTGACCAGTGCGTTGGAGACAAACTGAGAATTGCCCTCTTGGGCAGCTTCTTCGGTAAACTGAGCAACAGCAGCTTTGCCCGTTTCTGCCAAGGCACCCTTGATTGACTTGTCTTCCAGACCAGTTAGGATCGACATTTCGAATTTTGCAGAACCCTTGCTAAGAACCAGAGCAACAGGGGCAACCACAGCAGCAGCCAGTAAACCTGCATCTTGGGCAACAGCGTTTCGTGCCTCATCAGGAGTTTTGCCAGCTTCCAGATATTTTCGATAAGTCTCTGATCCTTTTTCAAGATCATTAAAGCTCATGCCAGTAATGGCACCATTGGTCTGACTGAAAGCGTCACCACCCTCCATAGCAGCTTCAACACCTGCATAGATGTATTTGGCAGCTTGGGAGTTTGCAGCGATACCAGATGCTTTCAAAAGACCACCAGTGGTCAGTAGGCTGGATGCCAAGTTGCCAATCGAATTGGCAGACAAATCAGCCAAACGAATGGGATCAGAAATAATATTCGATGCTTCAGAATACAGATTCCGTGCAACGTATTTCATCCCTGCTTCCAGAGGAGTTGCACCATCAGCAATCTCTTTGTCACGAATAGCCTGATTGTCAGCAGTCGTGATTTGATCAGTAATGTTCCCCAGAGCATCCCGTTGAAGGGAAAGTTCAGAAGACCAATTCTTGATGCCTTCGTTGATGATCTTCTGTCCACGAACAGCTCGTGCAGAGAAGTCAGCACCACCAAGGTTAGACAGCAAAGCATCCACACCAAGAACACCAGTAACAGCACCACCAAAGACATTGGTCGCAGTGTCTTTAATGGCAGTCCCAGTATCACGAGATTGATTTTGCAAGTCTTCGACACTGCTTTTAGTAGCACCATGACGCCATGCGTTATGAGCCACCTCAATGCCATATTTCTTTTCAAGTTCAATCATGCTCATCGACGAAAAGTCTTTTGACATTTCGGATTGCTGATTGCTACCAAGCTGAGCAGCCAAAACATCAGGGATGATGCCATTGGGATTGGTCAAATAGTTCATCGCCAAAGCTGCTTTCTTTTCTTCAGCAGTTTGAGCGACATCAGCTTGCTTCTGGGCAGAAACATCATCGACAGCAGCTTTCGTCCCCATGGACAGTTGTTCCATCGGAGACGGTGCCGGAGCATCGACAGGAGCCACCTCTTGCCCAAAGGACAAGGGGGTAGCAGGAACAGATGCAATTTGGGGATTGACCGGAGGAACAGCAGCCCCCCAAGACAGTGTGGAAGCCACTGGTGCGATGGGGGTATCAGCCATGAACATGATCCTCGTGAGTGTTTGGACCTATCCTTACAAACAAGAAGGCAGGGCCTCAGCCCTGCCTATCTTAGATTTTCCTGTTTGTGAAGTCACTTCTTTTGAAGGTATCCCTTCATGGAGTCCAACATTTGAAGCTGTTCGGGAGTGTAGTAACTCTTAGAATCTGGTCCCCACTGATCAAAGGTATATCCTCTAAAATATGCAGGCATTCCAGATGTATCACGCCATTCATTAAAGGAACGTTTTTCCCCTTCATTTTGACGTGCATAAGTATATTGATCCCGCATAATCTTATGCTGTTCAGGAGTCATTGACTTTTGGAAATTAGCATAGGTTTGTTTGACTACGGGATCAGTATAAACAAGTTGATGGGAAACAATATCACCTGCAATATCAGCAGGTCTAGTTTGGCTGCTATTTATGTCAATCCCGTTTTTTTGAATTGGGATGTTTGCGGGTCTTTGGTAAGATGGATCACCTGTTTCACCTTTAGGCCAGTATTCAAGCATGTTGCCAGAATCGTTTGAATTATAAGTGAATTGAACACCAGACTTAGCAACGGCTGGCCATTGCAGCATTGCAGCTACTTCAACAGAATGTCTGCGAATCTTGTCTGGATTAACGATTGGCATCCCCCAACCAATCCCACTGTTTACTGGGTCGATTGGGGGAACTTGTTTATCCCATGTGAGACTGGTTCCCATAGATCAAAGCCTTGCAATAAGATTGCGCCATTCTAAAGCACTTCCATGGAAATTCGGAGGTAGCTTTTTACTTACACGTTGAGCAGGAGTCAACTTCTGGTATTCGGGATAGCTGATCTGATCAGGACGTTGCAAAAGAATATCCCCAACCACTTTCTTATTCGATGAAAAGTCTTTGGCAGATTGTTCCATCAAAGGAGCGGTATATTTGGGTCCACCCAAAACAACACCGGGGGGTACATCCGGGGAACCAGAAAGAGAAGCCTTGGCACCTAGAGGCGTCGGAGGAACCTTGGACCAGTCTCCACCCGGAGCCACGTTACCGGGCAGGATACCACGTCCCAGAGCTATAGGTGGAGCTTCAGAAACAGGTTGACCACGACCAGAGAGCTTGGCCCCAAGATCAATTTCTCTCTGTGCGATTTGACCCTGCACAGCTACAAGCGCACGTCCAGTCAGCTTCTGTCCTGTTTGGGTAGAAATTGTCGGGTCCAGTGCAGCAGCAGTCTGCCGGGTAATCGCATCAGCCTTAGCCTTGTCAGCTTCGGCCTTGGCAGCAGCATCAATGGCAGCTTGCTTGGGATCGGCAGCAGTCCTGAGTTTTCCAGAATAGTCGTAGGCTTGCACTTTGTCCTGATACCCAGAGGCAATCTTGAAGGCTTCAGCCAAGGCATCATTGTGTTTGGTGGACGGGTCTGCATTGAAAGCCAACTGAGCAGCTTTCAGCGTAGCGCCAGCTTTCTTGGCACCAGACAACAGATCACTGTATTCTTTCGTGACTTCAGACATACCCGTTTGGATATGCTCACGATTGTTCTTTGCTTCTGGATCATTATATCCTTTCAGCAGTTTATCCACTCGGGTGAAGTCAGCAAAGTTTGCCAAAGGATCAGTGAATGCGTCTGCCGCACTGGTCCAAAGGAGATTGTTTTGATTGAAATTCGGAGATGATGCCAAAGCAGCAGCAGCGGTATTGAAATCAACACCGTATTTGGCAGCGGTATCACGAATGACTTGTTCAACATCGGGAGGTGCCCATCCCGATTTTTCAGTGATGTTCAGCTTGTCATAGACTTGCTTTGCAACAGCCTGAGTATCAGGACCAGCATCACCACCCTTTGCAGTCTTGCTGAAATCAGAACGGAAAGATTCCATAGAAGCAATGGGAGAGTCTTGAAGATACTGAGCAGCACGATTGTGTTCGTCGGATGCACGTTGATCAATGGCCACAGGATCATACACCGCATTCGGAGTAATTCCGTAGTCACTAGGTGCATTCGAATTAACATCTTGGTTGTGCTGTTCATCGGTTGCGAGAACCGGCACGTTTGAACCAAAAGAAAGAACCCGACCCGGCTGTTGAGAAGGCAGGGGTTTGATTGCATTGCCAAACCCAAGCACAGTCCCAGTAGTGGGGCTGACCACGGGATCGTTGCCCGCACCTTCAGGAACGGCTTGGGTTTGATTATTTCCTAGTTGAAACGGCTGTGCAGCCAGAATGGAACCGGGAGATTGGCGAACCGGATTGGTCTTAGCGCCATCTTTGGCAGCAAGCATTGCACCAACGGTTTGCCCATCCAAAGCCACAGGAGCAGTGGCTTGTTCAGCAGGAATGAAAGCATCATGTCCAAACGCAGTCGGATCAGTCTTCACCGCCTCTTTGTATTTTTTCTGTTCTTCGGGGGTCATGCTCTTATAGATCGTCGCAGCATCTGCGGCGGTAAGACCATTGGGACCAGCAGCAGCAAACGACCGATCCCAGAATTCTTGAGCAAGTGCGGTATTCCGAGTTTCAGTTGCCAAAGTAGCATCTGCTTTACCACTCTCAATGAGAGGGGCATTGGCTTCAGCCACACCAGGAGCATATCCACTATTGACAGCAAGGCCACGAACAGCACGGACTTGGGCATTCAGATTAGCGAGATCATTCCTATAAGTCGGAGACGTAGGATCAAGCTGATCACGTGCAATAGCCAGATCACCTAGCTTTGCCTCAACATCAGCTTCAGCCTGATAATTCCGAGTATTGGTTGCACGACCACTGGAAGAACGAGAACCACTAGTCGATCCACCATTGTCAGAACCACCGCCATTATCAGAAGTAGGAACATTGATACCAGTGCCCTCAACAATGGAACCATCAGGATTGAATTCGGCAGGAATGTATTCAGTGGCTCCACCACCACGGCGACCACCAGAAGAACGAGCAGCAGCTTGTCTTTGCAAAGTCAAAGCAGCATCTTTATTCGCTTGATCCTGCAAAGCATTCCGATGCGAATCCAAAGAAGCCAAAGCTTCTGCACTCAAATCAGACGGGGCACGGCCACCATAGATGGAACCGTCTTTGACAGCAGCATCAAAAGAAGCGAGATCAGTAAGTCCTTGAGCTTTTGCAATAGCATCTTTCGACCAGCCTTCGACTTGGCTGGAACGATAATGCTGCATTGCACCACCAATCCCTGCGATGGAATTCGCAAGGGTATCTCCTGATTTTGCCAACAACTGATTGCCAGCAGAGAAATCAGGAGCATCTACGTTGCGCCAAGTCAAAGCCATCGTAAACCTCGTTTTTCTGGATCAGAGTTTATTGGCGTCGATATACGCTTGGGCATCAGATTTAGACTTACCTTCTTGCACATAGCGAGACGAAATCCGGTCCGTCAATGCCGTGTTGTAAGTTTGGGTCTGGTTCGCCAAGTTTGTGTTGTAAGACGACTTGTTGAAGTTCAGTTGATCCCGAGCAATCTTGTTTTGCTGGAATGCAGCCCAGACCCCTGCCAGTGAAGCAAGACCAGTCATGATGTCACCAGCGTTGCCCCAGTTCAAACCACCACTAGCAGTCTTGGCAGCAAGAGTCTTAGCGGCAGGAGCGGGGTTCGTCGGAGACGCACCCACAGGGATCATGGCACCTGTGTCCATAGTGGGCAGGGTGCCGTTTGCATTGGGGATCATGGAAGCTTGGGTATCAACACCCCAATTCGACATCGGAAGTCCAGTCCAGTTCAGATCAACAGCGTTACCCATGAAGAATCACCTCAAATCGATTGTCAGGTTGACCGAAACAAAGCTGTAAACGGTCTCGAAGGTCATCCCAGCGATGTCTGAGCCTGTCAGAAGGGTTCGGTTAAGAAAAGCGTCACTAGCTTCATAGCTGGTGGGACCGTTCTGTCCGATGTCAGTCAGAGCCATGGGATTGAAGAAATCAGTGGCGGACCCAAGATTTTCCTCAGTAAGCTTTTGGATTTCTTCCATTTGCTTCTCGTAGGAGTCTTGGGCAGTCTGCAAATCCGCATAGATGTTTGCCGTCTTGCCCTGTAGAATTTGAGTATAGACCCCCGCGATAGGGCTAGTCAATGCCAAGAGATTTTCTGGCCGGAACAGATTGCTCCATGCCGTAGCACCAACAGAACCACCAGCAAGAAGTGTGGGATTGGCGATGATAAAGCCCAACACTGCACTTACAATTGCACCAAGTTTATCTCCCAAAAGAGACACTGCTACTGTAGAGATCATTTGAGTTACAATTGATGCAACAATAGCATTTGTAACAGCACCAAAGATTGCACCACTTATCCCGGATAATCCAACTGCGCTACCAATTGCTGTATTAGCACCAAGTAAACCACCACCACCAAGTAGTACACTTGGAGCAACAATAGCTGTAATCACTACAATGGCAATGATAATTAGTATCTTAAAAACTAAAGATTGATACCATTTAGTTTTTTTAACCACAAAACAGTTAAAAATAATTATACCACACTCAAGTGCAACTTGATTTTGCTGCATAATAGGAATACGTTTGAAGATACCGTAATGAAGAGGGATAATAAATCCCGAATCATCAGTATCATCAAGTGCTTCGTGTGATGTAATCAATACAGATTTGCCCCTATAAACAAGATTGTTATGGGTCATGTCAATCATTTCGATAACTTTGTACGCATTGGGTGCATATTGAAAATAGATTTTGAAACCTAATTCAGGAATAGTGTCTGTATACAATTTTGTAAAAGCACGGGAAACAGTATAACTGTATCTGTTTATAACAGCATTTTTAATGATCCAGAGATCACCTACTTTCGCATCTACTTTGCCCAATCCAGTATGGAAAGTTTCTTCGGCATACGACCAAGAAATTCTAAAATTGTAAAAGTAGTAAGCTGGATCAGTATTATTAATTTGTAAAGTTGTCTTGGGCAGCACAGGAAAAGTTGGTCTTAGTGGGGGAATAACATTAATAATTGTATGCTCAAAAATATCAGACATATCATCTATAGTTGTAATATACTCTTCATATTTAGTCTGAAAAACATCATGATCAGCTTTTGTGCATAATTGCTGATTAATCATTTCACGAAGGAATTCGTAGATGTATCTCCTTGATTCATTGGATTTAGTATTCAGTGGAACACCATAATGGATAAAGGAATAGTCAATATCCCCCAAAGAGGGATTATCTACTATCTCATCAAGTAGCTTAGTCAGTTTTCCATGGGTGGCTTTTTTGTATGCTTTAGATGCTTTAGTATACAAAGTTGTATCATATGGTGCTTCATTCACCATTTTGTTTTCAATTCGTAGAGGAATAATTGGGTAATACCCAGTGCTCACATCTTTGGTAGGTTCCATAGCGTCAAGCACAGTGTTTCCATCCCCAAAAGCATAGGGTAGGAAAATAGGATTAGTAAGACTACCAATATCCTCTGCATAAGAATCAGTTCGATAGTAGTAGTCTACTTCTCCACTAACAAAGCTTTCAGATACAGTTGTAGTAGTGGTTGTCATGATGACACCACCACCAATATCCATATCAATTGAAGATACAGTTGTCGTTGTAGTAATTCTCGGTTGAGTCCAAATATGAATATCATCCCTCAGAGTAAGGAGTTTTGTTTCATCTGAAGGATCAGTGATTGTAATTAAATATTTGAAATAAATATCATCACTTTTATCGTAAGTCATCTCACCAGTTTCAGTGGTAGTTGTATCACTGGTAGATGGGGTAGAATCAGAATATGTTACATCTGTGGTAACAGTATTATAAATGATTTTAGTCAAACCAGTCGTGACTACTGTTTCACGAAAAGTGAAATCAGTAATATCAGGAAGGGAACCAGAAGAAGAGAATGGGCCGTAGGTAACCCCGGTATTTACCAGTTCCGCACTGCCGCCAGCAGTTACTTTTGCATATTGGATATAGAGATAGATTTTATCCCTATGAAAATTGGAAGGAGTAAAAGTTTCTGTAGTTGTATCCTCAAAAATAATTGTGATAACATCAGAGGAACTAATAGTAGAATTCCATTCAGTATCAATTAGATCACTATGATTTGCAAGCATATAACCATAGGACCATTTACTATAATCAATAGCACCAACAACAGCTTCTGAAACCCATGCAGTTTCATGGATTCCTACAGGAATTTCTCCTGTAATAGCCTCAATATCTAAATCACTAGCACCAAAGAAACCCGAGTCTGGGATTGCTTCAGCATAGTTGACAATAGACCATCGGTAGAACGATCTCATGTCCATGGCGGGTCCAGTAAGGGAACCAGAAATAATAGCCTCAGACATTGAGAGTTTAGGCTCTCTGGCAAAGGTATTATTGATTACCAAAAATTTGAGAAAGTCGGTTCTATCAGCATAATCTCCCCCGAGTGAGTACACTACGGAGGAGACATAGATTTTGGTTTTTGAACTGAACAGGCCCATCGTATTCCTTACGGGGTGGGAGTCACAACACCCAGATCAAGATTGGTTTGGAGGGTGGCAAAGATAGTTTGAATATTTGAGTTGATCATCACACCCGGAGGTTCAAGACCCTCATCAATGGTCTTCTGGGCAACCCAACCATCCACCATCATCTTCACAGCCTTCGTTTCAGCATCACGCTTATACGAAGTAATCTGCTGAGTGTAGAGGTCTTTCTGTTTTCCCAGAATTCCGACAACAGTCGTGGTGCCATCAGAACGGGTATTCAGAGTTTGGGCACGTTGAGCTTCACCTTGTTCAGAGATCAACAGAAGTTGCTTGGGCAGAATATTTTCAAGGGTGTAGACCTTGATGTTGTTGTCATTCTCAGCCCCAGTAATCTGCTTGTCGAGCAAGGCAGCCTGTTTGACCATCGTCGTGTCCAAGGTATAAGACTTAATGTCATTTTCAGTGCTGGTTCCGGCGAGAATCAAAGTAGCCAAATCATTTTCCAGACCAGCTTTGATATTCTGTTTCGGCAACAGGTTGTCCAAGTTGTATTGCAGCGAAGCATTTTGGATAACCTTGGCGGCTTTTTCCAAAAGCAGATTGCAATACTGGGCATCTTTGATGGACAGTTCCATCTTGGAAGAAGCATACTGGGCTTCAGCCGTTTTGGCTTGGATCGAAAGAATAGATGTTTGCAGTTCAGCCATTTTGAGATCAATGCGGGCTTTGACCACAGAGATTTCAGCTATCTGTGCAGCAGCTTGAGCAGCATAGGCATTGTATAGTGCAGTGTCTTTTCCAAGCAGAAATTGCACAGCAGTCTGCATAGCAGAACTTGAATTGGCAATATACGCTTCAGTAAATTCACGACCTGTGATTCGCTGATTTTTATACTGCTCATCCAAATGCACCTTCATGGTGTACATTAGGATGTCAAAAATGCCCGCCCCTCCGACCGTCTTGGTGGTCAGTTGCCCAATCGTGATGGGAACGATTTCCGCAAAAAGCGGATTTCCGGTTTCATTAGGGATTTGAAACTCATCACCCGACAGATCAACAGTTGGGATAGAAAAGTCTTCCCCAGCCATAATCGTGTCAAATACCGTGTCTGCTGCTTCAGCAGCCCCACAGGAATCAATAGCGGGATCAGGATCGACGGGCATTTATTCTTTCCTTCTGGTTCAGATCAGTTTGCCATGCCGTTGGCGGCAGCTTGCTGATTGGCCAAGTTTTGAAGTTGAGATTCGGTCAAAGAAGGCAGGTCTTCAATGGCGAATTCTTTTACCCAACGAGTATCGGGAACATCAGTACCGCCCGGACCTTTTTTGGTTTTTACCTGAAGATACGTCTTTTCCTTCAGCATCTGATAAATGACTTCCGGCACATGCCACCCCTCATTCATAGCCTCATTGTAAGGGACATAACGACGAACAGTCCCCAATGACTTATTGGCGAAAGTAAAGATTTCACCGGGCAAGTCTTTCTTGGTGGGGTTCATATTGGTCAGCCGAATGCGGCGAAGTTTCATGCCTTGCTCATAGGCTTTTTGAAGCCGTTGGGCCGACAGGGCATTGCCGGTCAATTCAGGGATCGGTGCAGGGGTCTTGTCCATTAGCTTCGCTTGGATGCGTTCACGAAGCGACACAGCGTCGATAGTGTCATGGTAAGACACACCAAGCATGTCAGCACGTTGCATCAACAGGACACGTTCATCGACTTGAACGGGTGCCTGAGCAATCATGGGGGCAATCGGAGCTTGGGTTTCGGGAACTTTGGTTTCAGAGATTTTGCTTTCAGAAGCAGTGGCAGCTTTATCTTCGGCCATTTCAGGAATTCCTGTTTGATGGGTTTCGTTGGGTCTTTATAGAGTCTTCATGCAGAAAGGGGCAGAGTTTCCTCTGCCCCTATCCTTAGATCACTTTGATCAAAGCGGTGCAACCGTCTTGACCAAAGCCAGGCGCTCAGGGCGCATGACCAGCAGGCCATAGTACCACTTGATGGACGAGAAGCCCGTCTCACCATAGGGGTCATTCCGGTCAGCAGTTTCTTTGCCCGGCATCTTGGTGGTGATGTCGAACTTGACCGACTTGCCATCCGTCTGGAAGCCAATGGTGACAAAAGACTCATCACCAATGACCAGCATCGGGTACACGTTGTACTTGTTACCAGACGAGCGGTAGCCGGGGTTGGTCACAACCGTGGCACCTTCGCCGTCCCAGTGCAGCATTTCCGGCACAATGACGATGCGGAATTGGTCGATGGTGCCGACCTCACCGTTCATGATCGTCGAAGCATCGGCATATTTGTGAACCGGGATGAAAGCTGCATCACCAAAGCTGTCTTCCATTTTGCGAAGCAGGGGAAGCAATTCGGAGCCACAGAACATCACACGACCGGACGAGATCGTGCGAGTATCCACCATACGGGAACCAGTGATCACCTTCGTCTGTCGAGGAGTCCGGTTTTCATCCAGCGTGATCGACAGACGCATCAGGCCGTCATAGTCGATGATGTCCGGGGCGGCACCTTCAGCGGTAACGGTGCCTTGCGAAGTGGCATCACCCGAATAGTAAACCACACCAGCATTGCCGATCAGGTCTTTTTGCAGAACCGCTTCAGTCAACTGAACAGCGCCCGTCACCATTTCACGGCTCAGGTGGCCGTAAAGATCAGCATCGGAGTCGAAGTCCAAAGTTTCCTTGGTCCACTCCATGAAGAAGCCAAACTTGGTGATCGACCCTTCGCGTTCCAGACGAGTGAAGCCAACACGGTTCACACGGCCACCAGCTTCAGTCAGCAAAGGCAGTTTGCCAGTGATCGTTCCAATGTCCTTGGACGAGCCATAGAGGTTGCCAGCATGGCGAGATGACACCACCAGAGGCATGTAAACCAGCACAGCGTTCACTTGGGCCAGCGTAGCACCACTGAGAGTCGTATCCGACAGGGTGACAGTGTAGGGACCAGCACCAGCCTTGACAGCGATACCAGCGGCGATCGCATTCACCGCAGCAGCAGCAGCAGTGGCATCACCAGTAACAGCATAGGTGTACACATTGTCATCGAAAGCCACATTGTAACTGTCTTTAACAATGGTAGCGCCAGCAGCATCAATACCTTGGTCATTGACGTTGCGATCATCAAGCAGCGGAATGTATTGGTAAACCTTGATGGTTTTACCAAAGTTCTTCGGCATCGAAATAGTATCCGACATTGGCATGAAGAACTGCTCTTTCCGAGCGTCGATGATGGCTTTGCGCCACCAATAGAAAACGTTCATCTGGGCGGAGCCGGAACCTTCAATGCTCGAAGGAGAGCCATTCGGGGCGTTGTATTGCATCGTGGGCATGATTGACAAATCCTTAGATGTTCATGTTTCCGATTTTCAAGAATTCCTCATCACTCATGGTGAGGGGATTGAAATCGGTAGGGGTTTTCTTCGAAGGAGAGGTTCGGGTTGAGCCTGCGGCTTTTGCCCTTGCATCATCCTTGACTGCCGGTCTGGGCGCAGCCGGACGAGTCGCCAACATCTTCGGAGCTTCTACCGGAGTTTTTACTTCGGTTTGGGTGGGGGCCTGAACTTTCGGGGCTTCAACCGTAGATTGATCCGTCTTGTTCGTGGGCACACCATTCAGCATCAGCTTGCCGGAGTTGTGCAGACTGTCCCCAGTTGCCTTGTAAGCATCCAAGAACGTGGTATTGGGCTTGATGTTTCCCAATGTCTTCTGGCGATCAATTTCAGCAGTGATTTGGGCATACAAGCCGTTTTCACGCTGAAACTGGATCACTTGAAGGATTTCTGGCTCATCGCGGATGCGTTGGTGGCTCAGAGTATCCCAGTTCTGTTCGATTTCAGCGACCGTAGCCTTTCCTTCTGGGGTAGACAGAGCGTCATCCAGAGCGGATTGAAAGGTCATCTGTGCGTCGGAGACAGAATGATTGGTAGGAGTATAAACCTTTTCCGTGGCAACATCAAGGTCTAACGGATCAATACTCTTCTCTTTCAGAAGACGATTGATTGCGTCAGGATTGCCTTTGGCAAGGTCGATTAGGAAGTCAACGTTGCCTTGATCCAGCAACTTGTTGTTGTCCAAAGCCTGCATCAACTTCAGGTTTGGTGCCAGCTTCTGCATCTTCTGGGTATAATTTGCGCCCAGTTGCATAAGCTTGATGGCTTCATCAGGAGTCTGAGCCTGAATTACTTTCCCATTCGCTTTGAAAGGGGCCATGATTGCTTCGTAAGCCTTTTGGAAATCAACAGGCTTTTCATCTGCTTTTGCACCTGTCTTTGGTGCATCAACAAGAGCCTTAATTTCCTTAGACTTGTCTTCAACTTTTTCGTCTTTCTTGTCCTCGTCACCTTTGACAAGATCAGCATTCACCTTCACTTCTGCTTTGGGTTTGCTTCCCAAAGTTTTCAGATCAAGCTTTGCGATCTCGTCATCAGAAAGACCCAAGAGGGCGGATGAATCCTCATCATTTTTTGCATCTGATTTGTCCAACTTATCGGCATCACTCGACTTGTCAGCTTGTTCACCTTCGCCCTCTTGACCATCCCCGGATGGCTGTTCATCAGCCTTTTCCGTCGCTGCCACTTCAGTCGAAGCCGCTGCATCAGCCGGGGGATCAGTGTTCACATTGGTTTCGATCTGTTGCATTTCCACAACAGTTTCTGAACCAGAAGAAGGAACCTCTGGGGCCGAAGACAGCTTGGAAAGCTCATCATCAGACAGGTCTGCCAGATCATTCTTGTTCTCGGTCGGCATTCATTTTCTCCTTAAGCACCAAGACTCAGATCAACTTCATCACCATCTTCCATGGAGATTTCATCTTCACGCAAGGAACGAAGTTCATCCAAGGTTTCTTGGCTTGCTCTGATTTCACGATCAGCGATGTCACCCAACTGAATGAGCTTCTGCATATAGAGCCGCATAGCTCCAACAGCATGAAGGTCACGTTCTAGCATGGCACGTTGATCAGCACTGATACTCGGATGAGCGTAGATACTGGCGATTCGTGCAGGCTCTTTTTCAAAATAACCTTGCATGATCAGTTTCTTGAAAATCGGATTTTCGCTCAGAGCGAAAGCATCGTCCCGAAGTTGGACGGCTTCCTTCGCCTGTTCGATGGTGATTTCGATGGTTTCGATTTGTTCGGCAATGCGAGCCATGGCAGTGGTTCCTTGAGGTTAAAGCCTGAGGGCTGGGTTCAGTGCAGGGTCTTGTTTTGGATCGAACCGAACCGATCCAATGTTCTGTTGTGCATTCAGGTTCGGGTTGATGCCCAGTGGTGTGCTGGCCGGAACTGGTGCAGGAGTGGGGGGTTGCTTTGGGTGGTCCTTTTTGGCAGCCACATCGTTATAGCCAATGGCTGCTGCGATGTTGCCGGGTTTTTCATCAGGCTTTCGGTCTTTTAGCAACGCCTTCGTCACTTCAAGGTCTGCGTTACCTTGTGCCTGAGCCTTCTGTTTTTGCAAGTCCCTTTCATGGGCAGTTCCGGTTTCCTGCTCCACAAAGTCAAGGTTGGTCTTGTCTGCCGCAGCACCGGCTTGTTTGGCCTTGGCTGCATTAAGAGCAATTTCAGAGTCGATCAGTTCCATTTCTTTCTCAAGCTTCTTTAGCTTGAGTTGTTGCTCTTGCACAACCAAAGGATCGGGTTGGCGTTGATATTGCTGAATACGGTGAGCCAGAGAAGGCATACGCTTCAGTTCAGCGATTTCGCTAAAGATCATCTTTTGGATTTCAAAGTCCATGCCCGGACCCATGGTCTGAAGCATGAAAGACAAATCCTGAGATTTAGCATTGTCCACTTCGGCAGTCGAAATATCGACTTCCAAATCAAAGTTGCCTTGAATGTCTTCACGGCGAACCTTTTGGAAAACCTTGTTGGTAACACGAATGATTTCTTCTTCAGACATGAACACTTGATTCATCTGAATGATTTTCGTGCCAATCTCCTGCATACCTTGAGCCAGACGACGAAGGATGGCCATTTCACGCTTGGAGGCAGCATCCAGCATCCCACGAATACCGGCAGCCACATCACCATAGGCGTTGCCAGACATGCCACCAGCAAAGGCTTTGACGCCTGATAGGGCTTCTGCTTCTTGGTTCTGAAGCCCCAGCATATTCATCGCAGAAGCTGGAATTTCAGGATATGTGTGCTGCACCAAACCATTGTTGGGGTGAGTATTGGGGTTGAATTCATAATCCTGCCCAGCATCAAAGCGACGTTTGTTCGTCGCATCCAGCATACCCTTGACAGTGCCTTGTTGAGAATTGGCCGACCGACCCATCAGGTCAATCATGCCACGAGTCACAGCACCAAGTATTTTCTGGTTGTCTTCCAGCAGTTCTGCATCGGTTTCGCCGTAGATTGCCCGTTTCACTGGGAGATAGGGAACCATGACAAATGGGGGTTTCTGATCCGGGAAAGGGTTTTCTTCCAGACGAATCAACACACTACCAATCCAAGTGGCGACAATAGGCACCAACTGGCCAGTTCCATGAATGTCAGACATACCCCAATATTCATAGGCGATAATGCGTTTCCGCAAGTCATCTTTGAAATTGAAGTTGTTTGGGGTTTCAGTTTTGTGATCTGGTTGTGAAAGGATTTCACTTGCCGAATAGTTGATTTGCCCAAGATTTTTGTAGCGGCCATCCCGCATGAGTTCAGCTTTGCTGGTTTCGAAGCTCAATACCATAAACCGAGCTTTGCTGATGTCACCTTCACAGGAGGGATCAACAAACAGGTTTTCCGGGTTAACCATTTCAACCGTGGGACGGTTTTGAATGACCTTCGGCTGTTCAATTTCTTCAACTTCGCCCGTATCAAAAGCAACGTTTGGCATACCACTGTCATGGTAATAATCAATGGCTTTCAGATATTCTTCGGGAGAGTTCAAAAAGAAGTTATAATTTTCATCGTGCATTTTGAGAGCATCTTGGAAGTTTTGTGATTCCTGCTCATTTTGAAAATCACGGTATCCCCAAACGGGAACGGTGACTTTTTCTTTG